AAGAGTAGAAGTTCCAGTAGATGAACTTGTGGAAACTCCTGTGATAATTCCTTTTAAATATCCAGTAAATGATGATGTTGTTCCAACTCCAGCAATAGAAACACTTGAGAGACTTACACTAACTCCAAGTCCAACTGTGGCACCTAAAGAAGCAGCTGACGTTGTAATTGCGATTCTTTGATCTGCAAGATCATCAATCACACATACTTTTAAGTTATTTGACCAAGATCCTGGGTTTTTAGCAGCATAATACCAAGTAGTATCATTTTGATGATTATTTTGATAATCATCATAGTTATTTAATTGTAAAGATGTTGATGCTGTTCCTACACCAGCATTTGCAGTTCTTAAATTGCTACCACCAGTTCTAACAACCTTAAGGACTCCACCATATGAAAGGTAAGATGCTGCAGACATCCAATATTCGTATTGAGCATCTGTAGACAGTGGTTTGCCAAATACGTTGATTAAATCTTGTTCCGTAGTAATATCAATTGGGTAGTCAACAGGTCCAATTGGAAAAGGTCCAGCAATTGCACCAATATTATCTAAAACATTATCAGCTCTTCCTACTGTTAAATCAACCTCTCTGACGAGTACGCCTGGAGATAATTGAGGAGTCGCCATGTTTTTCTCCGTAAATTCTCAGTTTATCTAAAAAATATTTATTAAAAAAATACTTTTCATAGGGGAAACCGTGCATGAACAAGCACTACCAGTCAGGATATTCCCATCTATCAAAAACTGAAGTTTGAATTCTACTTACAATGATTCTTTTTTTAGTGCAATCTTTACATTCATAAGAATATGAAGATGCAACATATCCTCTATTTTTTCTTGTACGATAAAATTCATCTACTAAATTTTTTAATTCTCCGCATGATCTACATTTTCTATCAACAAGAAGAAGATGTCCTAATTTGATTTGACCATCCAAATCCATTTACATATACTCCCACATATACGAACGATCCCCATATTCATCAACAAACCATCTATCACCATCAGCATCAACAAAAGTATTTGAGTCTAATCCATCAGATATGAATCCAAATGGAGACATGTCCTGCTCAATTTGATTTTTTTGTTCTTCATATAAACGTTTTCTTACATCTTGATCTGTAAGTTCTTTAAAATAATCTTGTGCAACTAACCAAGCATAGATTACTAAACACATTGCTAGGTCATCATTGCAACCTTCTTCTGCCTCAAATGAATTATGTTTTTGTATAAATGTTGTTAATTCTGAAATAATCTCATAATCATTTAAGTATAACTTGTCTTCTTCAATCATTGTTTTAAGATTGAGACATCCAACTTTTTTTACAGTTTTGGACATCTTAACTCCAAGTTGAGTTTTCTTTCCAGAGAATCCTTGTCCAACAATTTGTCCTGCTCTTCCCCGCATAGAACACATCAAAAGATTTTTATATTCCAAGTCATACTGAAGAATGCTTGCTACTTGATCTCCAACATCATTTACCTCACATAAAATATATGCATCGCTGTAACTTTTTCCAATTTCACTAATGATGCTTGGAAACAACATTGGTTTAATTTCATTGTTTCTATATTTTGCTACAACTCTATGTGGAAATTGTGTAATATCAATGACAGTGAATGCTGAATAATCATTTCCTACGCCTCTAGCAACGTCTACAGTAATCAAATAGTCATGATTCTCCTCAGGATCCACATAAACATCTAAACCTGCACTACGGGTCTTGGGGTGGTCGTAGACGAGGTTTCTGAGTTTAGATGGTGCAATTAGTGTATCAACAGATCCTAAGAATTCACACTCAAACTCAACTTTAAACTGTTGCTCAGATGTGTTTGCAATTGTTTGCTTTTTCCATTCATCATCTCTACCAGGAACTTCAGACCAATGAACATCAGTATAAACATATTCGTTTTTACCTTTTTCTGCATCATGCCACATTCGGTAGAAATGATTCATACCGTGTGGTGTGGAAACTATGATGACTTTTGTTTGTTTACCAGAAGTAATAGTAGGATAAACAGAGGCAAAGAACGAGTCTGCAATATGGTTTGGAACGAAAGCGAATTCGTCAAGGAAGAGGATATTAAACGACATGCCTCGGACAGCAGACGCAGATGTAGAAGCAGCCAGAATTTTTGACCCATTTTCTAACTCTAAAGAACCTTTATTCCAAGAAATAATACCTTGCTGCATCCACTTTGGTAGATTCTCATATGCAGTCTGCAATCTATCTAAAAGTTCTCTTGCAGTAGCTGCTTTGTTTGCAAGAATACCAATATTTACATTATCATTAAATACCGCATAATGCAAAAGAAATGCAACAACAGTAGTTGACTTTCCAGTCTGACGTGGCATCTTACAGATATTAAATCTGTTTTGATGAAAATTATTAATTAATTTCTCTTGAAAATGATATGGTTTAAATGTTTGTAATCCATGGTCAAGAGTTACAATCTTAACATAATTATTTGCAAAATAAACAGGATCATCTTTACATTTTACAAATTCAATAATTTGTTCTTGTGTAAATTCAATTGGTGTATTTGCTTTTTTTAATAACGGATTTCCCAAATAAACATCAGACATATTCATACCCCCTTTCAGGACCCCAGTGTTTCATTCTATACGAAATACCTTGTATAGTTATATATAAATTTTCTGATGCTTCTTTTTGACTCACATATTCAACACCCAAAATTCTAACTTTTTTGCTATGTGGGCAATCGGCACCTTTTCCAAAACTTCCTCCCACATTTCTACCTTTTAACTTTCTTCTCTTCTTTTCCTGCGCTAATAATTTAAAAAAATCAGAAAGTTCGTTCATTATATATCAATTGCAATTCCAACGACGAAGAGCTTTATTAATTCTCGAATCTGGATCTCTTGAAGTTTTTGCTGAAGTTAGTTTAGACTTCATTCCTTTCATACGACGACAGAAGTTAGTACGACGATCTGCTCTTTTACCCGTTGGATTCTTTTCAGTTACTGCTGTTTGAAGTTTTGAACCTGGATTTTCTCTACGATAAGCATTAACTGCTGCTTGACTCAAACCATCAGTTTTATCTTTGCGATTTACTGATTGCCAATCTTCATTAAACTCCACTTGCTCCCCATATGGTTTTACATATTTTTTAGATGGACCAGGAAAAGCAGAAGTTCCTCCTTGATAACCAACTCTAATAATTGGTTGACCTGGTTGAATTTCAGAGACTGAATGATGAACTAATCTTGAGTCTGGATAAATCTTCTGAATTTCCGCTGCTATTTCTTGACGACTTGGAAGTTTTGATTGTGGAAAGAACATCTGGATTGCATAATACTTTCCTCTCCAAGACAATGTAATTGCAACAACATTTCCATTTTCTGACTGAAGTCTAACCATTTCTTCGATTTTTTTTGGTTTTGATGCCGTACCCCGAATCGGATCTGGTTTGATTAAATCAATGACTTCTGCAAAAGTATTTCCATCCACATCTTCTAATGATACGTTTTCTGCTTTTACACAATTTGGATATCTTTTTCCAAACATTGTCTTCATTCCCTTTTTCTTATAACCAGGCCAACATTTTTCATTTAAAATTTCATCAATAATTTTATCTGTCAATTTTTGCTCTTCCATCTCTCCACTATCAACATAATCAGCTGCTGTATCAATATAATCTGCTGCCTTAGTAATTTTTGACTGCACCCATGCCTCAAGATTTCCTTCACCCTTTCCTACTTTTGCATTAAGTCTTTTCGCTGCATTCATGATTGTTTTAAGTTCTGAACGAACCATTGAGTATTCTTCGTCTTTTACGGAGACTTTATCCCATGCCTTTTCACCATAAGAACACTCTGATCTTGTTTCCCTTTTATCACATAGAGGACAATATCTTTCTTCTTCGTGCATGGTTGCCTCCGATTTAGTTCCCCAATTGTCTGCACCAACTTTACGACATTTTACGAGAGCACCAGAATTACCAGTTATAGTTATAATGCCATTTCCATTAGTTTCTTGCATCATAACCCAAGTACCATTTTCTGTTTCTGGACACCAAACATTTGAAATATTTTCTTTAATTAATTTAAAGTTGGATGTATTTTTGAATCTTTTATTACTTGTATAATGACAAGAATATATATTCTTATTTGGAGATTTTTTCCAAGTCACCAAACCCGAATTTAAAAAAGCTGCTAATAAGAATGCATCTCTGTGTTGAATATCTTTTTGTTTAAGTCCAAAAGTTTGCTTGTTTTCACAAGAACTAGTATACATCCAGTCTAACTCATTAACATTCTCATCATTTTCTGTCAATCTTTGTATTTTTTGTTGATTCCCATCATATACAATAGCACTGAATAACCACGATTGTCTTTGTTCCTGAGTTATATCTAAAATATATTTAATCCAGTTAGAACCATATTTAAAAATTTTATCACTTTTAGTTGGAGTCCCTCCAAAATATGGTGCTGATACTACTAAATGTTTATTATTTTTATTTAATAAAATTTCACTAGTTTCAATTAAAGATTTATCATTTATCCTTTCATATTTACAAATCCGATTACCAGTAGTTTCTGGTAATTTTACCACCCATTTATGATTATCTGTTGACTCAAAAATAAATCCATTATTTCCACTTTTGATAATATTTGTTTTTACATTTTTATATCTATGTAAATTAATTATTGGTTTAAATTCCAATTCATCTTTTTGAATATTATAAGTTAATATATCATCTCCAATATTTAATTCATCAATACCTTTCCATCCTTCTTTAGTTAAAGATTTTGATGTTTTTTCGGGAACACATGCATAAGCACTTGGCCAAACGCTATAACGTGATTTTACTTTGTGATAACAGGCATCCTTTTTACCACTACCTTTGCCTGGTTTATCTTTAACTTCTTGTAAATCCATGTCTTCAGTTCTTACGTTAGTTGGTTTTGCTCCACCAGTTTTTTGTGGTTGATTTGGATCTTGAATATTTTTTCTTCTTCTTGCTGTCTCTTCTTCATCTTTGGAAAGTGATCTCTTCATTTTGGAACTTCCACATTTTGGTGTAGAAGTTTGTCCTGGTTGACGGGCACATGGTTTACCTGCCCACTTTCCACCTAACTGAACCCATCCTTTTTTACCATCAGATGATTTTGATTTACCAAACCAATCATGAAGACCTTCATCACCCGACTTTGTTTCTTCTTTTACATCTTTAAATTTTTTATGATGCTTTTTAGCATCTGCCTCCATTTTTTTCAGACGTGTATAATAGTCCGGAATTTCATCAAGATGTTGCAGTGCAATGTCTTTTGCTAAGTCATGATCTTTTGTATGCTCATGCTCAATTGGTTCGCCCATTTCAAGTTGCTTTTGTATAAAAGACACATCAAGACGATGCTTCTTTGCAATTTGCTCAACTGTTTTATGTGTCTTGATCTGTGGCATTACTCAACTGGTTTTGATTTAGTTTCTTCACCCTTTGCTCTTTTTCTTCTCGCTGCACAATGAGCACGTTGAGAAAAACCTTTTGGGTTTGAGCAATCAATACTCTTTTTATATTTATTACTCCACTCTTCTTGGAATTGTTTAAAAGTTTTCATTTTAAACTTTAAAATAATCTCTTCTTGAAATAAAAATATCATTTTCATAATCATATAAGTCTCCAATTCCAGCAAATTTTTTTCTAAATTTTTTATTGTAAGAAGTCTGAACCCAATTGGTATCATTTCCCAATAAGTTTTTACAAAACTCAATTCCTAACTGTTCAGACTCTACTCCGTTTTCATCTATAATGTCTTGATTTGACACTACGATTACTTGGAGAACTATATTGTTTTCATCTAATTGTGCAAAATGTGCCATACTTTTAAGGATTTGTTATGAAAGAACCAGAAGATGTGAAGTCATGTATAACATAACCATTTGCAAAAGAAATTGTTCCACCCGTTGCTCTTGCAGAAGCACCCAAGTATTTAATCACCACTCTACCAGAACCACCAGAAATGGAACCATCGGTGGACGATCCACCCGCCCCATTACCAGTGTTTTGAACGGCGCCTCCAGGACCAAATCCAGAAATAACACCAGTCCCACCCTCTGCAATTGTTAAAGAACTCCCATAAGTAAATGTTGATAAGTTGTATCCACTACCACCAGATCCATCTGCAGATCCTGCAGATGAATATCCTCCACCACCAGCACTATCTGCACTACCATCATAATTACCACCAGCATTTCCTTGCCCAGAAGTTCCAGCCCCACCTGTTGGGTCGTATACAGATCCACCTCCACCAGATCCGCCAGACGTAGCAGGAACAGATCCTACGTTATATTTTGATGCCCCATATCCACCACCAATTGCAGTAAAAGATGAAACAGAAGAATTGGATCCATTAATATCACCATCACCACCCGCACCAATAACAACAGTATATGTTGTACTTGCTGTAGTGGTAAATGAATCTAAAATAAGCCCACCTGCGCCACCACCTCCAGCATAAAGGTTAGAACCGTCAGCATTAGCATATGATCCACCACCACCTGCCAAAACTAAAACACTAACTGATATTACTCCACCATCTCCACCTCCACCACCAGAAGACACTACGACTTTTTTCTTTGCATTAAATCCAAAACTAGAACTTATACGACTAATAATAGGAGACATTATCTAAAACCTCCATTCACAACTCCAAGAACTTGATAATTTGATGTGGTACTTGCTGATCCAACAGTATTAATTCCCGTAAAATTGTAGATATCGTATCCACTTGTTGTGGTTACTCCTGCTATTGCACTTGCCAGAGATCCTCCAGACCATCTAATTGTTCTAGAAACACCATTTAAATTCACTGCAGTACAAGATCTTGCAGTTCCAGTTTGATTTACAATTACACTGAAAGTAATACTATGATTATCAAAGGAACTATCAATCGGAATTCCAGTTACATTGAGTGTAATGTCTCCTGTTGGATTGGTTGCAAATCCAATATTTCCTCCTCCACCCGTGTACGCAATAGAAACTGTATTTCCATCAACTCTTGTTAGTTTTTCTGCAACATTTTGTATTCTTGTTTCTGTTGCCTCAAATGATCCGAAGACATCAAGTTTTGTGGTTGGGTTTGTGGTTCCTATACCAACGTTAAATGATGTATTTCCATAAATCCAAACACTATTGCCAACACCAATGACTAATTGATTACTTCCTGCAGGATCTGGAGAATTAACATTGTTACCTAAAAGAATGTTATTTTGTCCAGAAGTTTGATTAAACCCAGCACTGGCGCCAATAGCAATATTATGATTTCCAGTGGTGTTTCTATGTAATGCACTATGTCCTATAGCAACATTCTGTCTTGCTGTTGTTGCACTATAACCTGCTCCAACACCCGCAAAGAAGTTACTGTTGCCGGTGGTATTACAGTATCCGGCACAATTACCTAAGAAGTTATTATGGCACCCAGTGTTGTTGCTAAATCCCGCATAACGTCCAAAGAAGTTATTATGGATTCCGGTGGTAATATGCCTTCCTGCACCACTACCAAGAAAATTATTATTACATCCTGTGGTATTACAATATCCAGCTTGACAACCAAAGAAGTTATTATCACTTCCGGAACTAGTATAATGTCCTGCAAGATTACCAAAGAAGTTATTAAAAGTTCCGGTTACACAAGGACCACTAAAAACAGGTCCACCTCCTCCAGCACCACAACCAAAGAAGTTATTATGAGATCCTGTTGTTATATTAACTCCAGCATAACAACCAAAGAAGTTATTATGACAATTAATTATAGTTTCGTCAATGGCAAATGACCCATGTCCTGCACGATCACCAAAAAAGTTATTACTACAACTACGTGTATTATATCTTCCTGCTTCTTTTCCAAAATAATTATTAAATAATCCAGAACTGTTTCTGCAACCAGCACACCTTCCAAAGAAATTATTATAACATCCAGTTGTGGTAGCAGATCCCGCATTTCTACCTAAGAAGATATTATCAGTTCCAGAAGTTATCGAACATCCTGTTTGATTATTACCAATTCTAATGTTATTGTTGGTTGTAAATCCTATAAGTCCATGAATACTGAGACCAGTGGTGATGCCGGTGAGTCTTAAGTTTGCTGCACTGACACTTCCTAATGTAGAGAATCCAGAGACTACTAAAGTTGTTGCACTAATGTTTGCTGTACTACCAGAACCAGCAGAAATACCAGTAAGTCCAGAACCATCTCCATAGAAATAAGATGCTTGTACTGATGTTGCACCAGTTACAACTCCAACAGTTGAGACTCCAGTGACTCTTAAAGTTGTTGCTGTGATGAATCCTAAAGTACTAATACCTGGAACATTAAGACCTGTAGTGATTCCAGATAAGAATAAATCGCTAGTAACAATATCGCCAAAAGTACTAATACCAGGAGCATTGAGTCCTGTAGTTACTCCAGCAAGTGTTAAGTTTGCTGCACTTACGCTACCTAGTGTGGAGAATCCAGATACATTTAAAGTTGATGCAGTAGCATTACCTAAAGTTGATACTCCAGCATTAGAGAATCCAGTGGTATTCGTTTGACCAAGAGTTGTAATACCAGTAACTCTAAGTCTGGCTAAGTCAGCACCTTGAGATGCATTAAGACCTCCAGAAAGAGTTGAGACTCCAGAAACACTTAAGTTAGTATTAGATACTGATCCTAAAGTACTAATACCAGGAACATTAAGTCCTGTAGTTACTCCTGCAAGTATCAGGTTTGCTGCACTGACACTAGATAACGTAGAGAATCCAGAGACCACTAGAGTAGTAGCAGTAGCGTTACCTAAAGTTGATACTCCAGCATTAGAGAATCCAGTGGTATTCGTTTGACCAAGAGTTGTAATACCAGTAACTCTAAGTCTAGCTAAATCAGCACCTTGAGACGCATTAAGACCTCCAGAGAATGTAGAGACTCCAGTGACACTTAAGTTGATATTAGAGACTGATCCTAAGGTACTGATTCCAGGAACATTGAGACCTGTAGTAACTCCAGCAAGTATCAGGTTTGCTGCACTGATGCTTCCTAATGTGGAGAATCCAGAGACTACTAAAGTTGATGTACTAACGTTTGCTGTATTTCCTGAACCAGAAATATTAGTTAATCCAGATCCATCTCCAACAAAAGCGGTTGCAGTTACAGTTCCTACAATTCTTACATCACCAATAACCTGAAGTTTTGATGTTGGATTTGTACTTCCTAATCCAACGTTAAATGAAGTGTTTCCATAAATCCAAACACTGTTACCAACACCAATGACTAATTGATTACTTCCTGCAGGATCTGGAGAATTAACATTGTTACCTAAAAGAATGTTATTTTGTCCAGAGGTTTGATTAAATCCAGCACTTGCACCAATGGCAACATTATGAATTCCAGTTTCATTTCTATGTAATGTACTATGTCCTATAGCAACGTTTTGTCTTGCTGTTGTGGCACTATAACCAGCTCCAACACCCGCAAAGAAGTTGCTATCTCCTACTGGAGCAAATCCATTTCTACCGCAACCTGAACATCTGCCAATAAAGGTATTATCACATCCGGTCGTATGTTCGAATCCCGTATTACAACCAAAGAAAATATTATGTGATCCAGAGGTATTTCTATATCCTGCACTAGAACCAAAGAAGGTATTATTAGATCCAGTGGTGTTAGAAAATCCACTAAAACGACCAAAGAAGTTATTGCAACCTCCAGTAGTATTATTTCTTCCTGAAGACGTGGAAAAAAAGTTATTGTACTCTCCACTAGAATTGCAACATCCTGCGAACCGACCAAAGAAGTTATTATTAGATCCACTAGTGTTGCAGAATCCTGCTTGATAACCACCAAAGAAGTTATGGCATCCAGTTAATCCATCACCACCACCAAATCCAGCACTGGCACCAATCGCAACATTATGAATTCCAGTGGTGTTTCTATGAAGAGCACTATGTCCTATAGCAACGTTTTGTCTTGCTGTTGTGGCACTAAGACCTGCTCCAACACCAGCAAAGAAGTTACTGTCTCCAGTGACATTAAATCCACTTCTACCTCTTCCCGCACATCTACCAATAAAAGTATTGTTTTGACCAGTGCTATGATACCATCCAGCACAATGTCCAAAGAAATTATTATAAGATCCAGTGGTATTGCAATATCCTGCGAAGGCTCCAAAGATGTTATTATAATTTCCAATGGTGTTTTGATGTGCAGCATATTGCCCAATAAAATTATTTGAATATCCAGTTGTATTATTAAATCCAGCACGGAATCCGAAGAAATTATGTCTAGATCCGGTAGTGTTGTATGTTCCTGCATAACGACCTAAAAAGTTATTACAAGATCCAGTGGTATTATTTTCACCTGTCCGTTGACCTAAGAAATTATTATTATTTCCAGTGGTGTTGTCGCGTCCTGCAAGAAAACCAATAAAAGTATTATGGCATCCAGTTAATCCATTACCACCACCAAATCCAGCACTTGCACCAATGGCAACGTTATGAATTCCAGTAGTGTTTCTATGAAGAGCACTATGTCCTATAGCAACGTTTTGTCTTGCTGTTGTGGCACTATAACCAGCTCCAACACCCGCAAAGAAGTTACTGTCTCCAGTGACATTAAATCCACTTCTACCTCTGCCAGCATTTTGTCCAATAAAGGTATTATCAAGTCCAGTGGTATGATATCTTCCTGCAAGAAAACCAAAGAAATTATTATGACATCCAGAGGTATTAGTAGATCCAGCACAAAGACCAAAGAAATTGTTGCAAGATCCGTTGGAGTTATATCGTCCTGCAATACAACCAAAGAAATTGTTATCAGATCCAGTAGTATTCAAACGTCCTGCAACATATCCAATGAAGACATTATTAATACCACTAGTGTTAGATCGTCCTGCTTCATAACCAAAGAAATTGTTATAATATCCGGTAGTGTTACAACATCCTGCACGTTGACCAAAGAAATTGTTATCATATCCAGAGGTGTTGTTTACTCCTGCACATAGACCAAAGAAGTTATTATTACTTCCAGAAGTAATAGACGCACCAGCACTGGTTCCTATGCCAATATTATTACTTCCTGATGTTAAAGATTTTGCAGCATTAAATCCAACAAAGAAGTTATTAACTCCTGTTGTTCTTGATGGGAATGAAGTGATTGTGCAGGAATATAAATTAGTTGTATTATCAGCAGCAAAGACTCCACCAGCAGAAATACCAGTAAGTCCTGAACCATCACCATAATAAGTAACTCCAATACCGCCAACGGTTGCTCCAGATCCAACTGAAGTGATTCTGAAGTTATTAATAACCGCAGTAGATCCAGAAGATACAATATTATCTGTATAATGATTAATATTAACAGCCATTGGAGTAGTATATTCCTTTTAAGTATTTATTGTTTAGCAATCAATTGCATCAGAATATTCTGATTGAGTTTTTAACCAGTTATATCCCATTGCTAGTGGGTCAGAAGCAGGTTGTAATTCCTCAAATGGAATCATAAAAGTTCTGTCATAAACTGGTGATGCATTATTGTTTCTAGCATCAGCATTTGCATAATGAGAAACTTGCAATAAAGTTTGTTCTTTACTGCAACGCATCAAAGTGATACGAGCATAAGTATCATTGAGTGGAATACCAATGTTTGTTTCTGTAAGTGATGATTGTAATGCCATTTTTAATCTCCTTTATTAGTAAGTCATTTCGGTTGTTTCAATTTTGCAAACCCATCTTATAGTGGTGGATGCTGCACCAGTTACAGTAACAGCAATCGCACCGTTGGTGGTGTCTGCAGTAATTGTGATGTCCCAAGTTGATGCTCCTGCATCAGAAGCAATCACATCTTTGATGACTGAACCAACAATAGTTGTTGATGCAGCATTTGCACCACGTTTGATTGCTCCCCTAAACTCCCATGCTTTTGTATTCCCAGCACCTGTAACACCCGCAATACAAGACCCCTTAAAGAAATAAGCAGAGTTGTTTGGAAGGGTTACTTGATTGGTGGTGGTGGCGGCGCTGTTGTTACTGGCAAGAACTGTTGCAGTGGCGTCTGTTGTTTGGCGTCCTAGGAGAAGCAGTGCGGATTGAGTGACACCTAATGTTCCAGCAATAGGTGAATCGCAAGATGGAGAGACGTTATATCCAATAATGCTGCGTGTAGTGCCACGGACTCCTCCAGCCACAAAGCTGGCTGTGGATGTGGCGGAGTTGCTATCTCCACCTGCAACGGTGGAGTATTGTCCAGATGCGGTATTGCTTGCACCGCCGCCGATGAAGCTGAAAGATCCGGATGCGGTGTTGCTTGTACCGCCACACACAACTGCGTGAGTAACCGAAGCGGTGTTGCCAGATCCGCCTCCCACAAACGAATTACCACCACTGGCTGTATTTGTGCTCCCCCCACACACCGTTGCGTGGGTGCCTGTTTGGGCGGTGTTACTCTGACCGCCGCCGACGAAGGAAGAGGTACTGGAGGCGGTGTTAGCAAATCCGCCGCTTATTGCTGCTCTAGTAGCACTGACATTATTACTTTGACCACCAGAAATGGTTCCAAAATTGCCTGAACATTGATTACTAGATCCTCCGCCAATAGTGGCGTATTCATTGGTTGACGCAGTGTTACTGTCTCCACCCGCAACAACTGAGTACCCGCTGCTGACAGTGTTATTAATTCCACCACCGATGGTCGAATAATAGCTGCTAGCTACTTGGGTAGCGATAGCTCTTGATTTCTGCCAATCCGTGGCATAAATCCCTCTTTTATTCCCACCCGCAATCGTCCCATCCGGCACCTGCGCCAGCGTTGCACCAGTTCCTTTTGCCAATAGAACAACATCAATATTCGTCTCTGTAGAAATTCCTGATGTTGTGACACCGATAATCGCAACAGGAACAGTTGCGTTTGGAGATGCAATGCTCTTGTCTATTGTAACGTCACGAATACTTGTGATGCCAGTAATTCTTGTACTACCCTGAACTTGTAAAGTTGTGGTTGGATTTGTGGTTCCAATACCAAGATTACCCGATGAAGGATTATAAACTAATAATGTAGTAGCACCAAATCCTGTAGTAGAACCAAAAGAAGTTGCATAAGGAATGTATTGGTTGCTATTTGCTGTATTGGTGGAGATTGAGACTCCTCCAGCAATACCCGTTAATTGAGAACCATCTCCATAGAAGTTAGTTGCTTGTATTGATGTTGCACCAGTTACAACTCCAACAGTTGAGACTCCAGTGACTCTGAGAGTTGTGTGCTGAACAAATCCTAAAGTACTAATACCAGGAACATTAAGTCCTGTAGTTACTCCAGCAAGAGTTAAGTTTGCTGCACTGACACTGGATAATGTAGAGAATCCAGAGACCACTAAAGTTGATGCTGTGGCATTTCCTAGTGTACTTAATCCAACATTAGATAGTCCAGTGGTATTAGTTTGACCAAGAGTTGTAATACCAGTAACTCTAAGTCTAGCTAAATCAGCACCTTGAGACGCATTAAGACCTCCAGAGAATGTAGAGACTCCAG